TCGACCGAAATCTTGCCGTCGATCAGGCCCTTGCCGGCCCACTTGATGTCGACGTCGGCCTCGTTCGGGTACAGCTCGAGATAGGGCTTCGTGGTGCCGAAGATCACCGAGAACACATCGAGGCCATCGACAGGGTCGAACCATCCCCCGTAGCTGCCCTTCAAATCCGGAAGACCGTCGACGTATACGTGGTTTGAATCTCCAAACGCCGTGACGCGAACGTGGTCTTTGGACATGTCCAATTCCCACTTGTCGAGGCCCGCGACCACGACCGCGCCCACGCCGCCCACCCCGGCCGGATCCATCTTCACTTGCCCGTGCGCGCCATGCAGTCGATCATCAGCAGCCATTGGCTCTTCTCCTTCGGAACCCGGTTACAACGTGCGCGGCGAGACCCAGACGGTGAACTCGGCGCCGCGGTGACTCCAGCGAATCGAGCGGTCGATGTCGTCGATCTCGTCGTAGCGAATGCGATCCCGGCGCCGCGCCAGCTGCAGGCGGTAGCCGGGAATGGTCAGCGCCAGCGGCGGCGCCGGGGGTGGCGGGTCGAGGATCGCGTCGATGCGCGCTGCGGCCGCCTTGATGTTCCGGGCGCCGCCCCCTGTCGACAATTCGACGGCCTTGACGGCGTACACGTACGTCTCCCACGCCCGCCCGCCGAACTCGTGCACGTCCGCGTTGTCGGCCAGCGACACCAGCACGTACCGCGTCGACTTCTCGGGCGCGAGGCCGAAGTAGACCCCGTTCGGCATCAGCGCCAGCAGCTCGGTGTCGCTCCCGAGCCGCGCGACGATCGCGTTGTCGATGTCGGAGGAATCAGACATGCCCCCGCACCTTTAGGCCGGCGCGCTCGAGTAGCTCCTCGATCTCGCCCCACATCTCCCGCCGATTCCGCGCCATCGTCTTGCCGTACGTATGCTTGGGCTCCATGCGCTTCAGCTTCCGGAGGCCGAAGTGCCGCGCCTCGGTCCCGTATTCATAGAGGTGCGCATGGGGCGCGCGGGTCTGCACGCGCGCCTTCGCGCCGAACGGACTCTTCGTGAACGTGACCTGCACGCCCGCCCGCAGGTTCCCCGTCACCTTTGGATACGCGCGGCGCAGGTCCAGCACGGCGCGATTGCCTTGGGCCTCGATGATCTTGGCGGCCTCGCCCGCCAGTTCCGCCGGCAGGTTGCGGAGCGACGCCTTCAGCTCGTCGAGGCCGTCGATTTCAAACCAGGCACTCATGGCGCGACCTCGACGCACAGCAGCACGAGTTCCACGTTCCGCTCGTCGGTATTCACCAAACTGATCACGCTGAACGTCCGGCCGTTGAAGTGCAGCCGCGTCTGGAGCGTGACCTGCGCGTGATAGGGCATCGTCACGCGGTGCGTGGCCTGCGCGATGACGGTGCCGCCTTCGGCGCGCTCGCCCCCGCGCTCGAGCACCGGCAGGATGTTGGCGAACATCGCCGACGGCTGCAGCGGCACGGTCGTCTCGGTGAAGCTGCCATCGCTCGTCGGCACGGGCGGCCCCGGGTTGTCGAGCGTCACCCGGTGCGGCCGGAGACCCGCGCGCATCTGCATCAGCACGGGCATCGGCTTACACCAGCGTCGGGTCGCGCTTACGTTGCAGCAGCGCGGTAATCACCGGCGACAGGTACCCCTGCTCGCCCTGGTAGCCTTCGGACGCCCGCGCCGCGAGGGTTTCGGGGTCATCGCCGCGCCAGCGGTAGAGCGCCCCGAACTGCAGCAGGATCGCCTGCTGGACAATCCGATCGCCGGTGAACAGCGTCGGGTCGGCGACCTTGAGGTAGTCCACGATGATGGCTTCCGCGGCGTCGAGCTTCAGCTGCAGATCGGGATCGCCCGCATCGCCGGCCGGCGTCGTCAGCCGCAGATGGTCTTTGCCTTCCTGCAAGGTCACCAGAACGCCCATCACTTGTAACTCTTGGGATGCATCAGCAGGCGCCAGGGCGTCGCCCCGTTGCCGGGCCGGATCCCTTTGGTGACCGCTTTCGCCGTCCAGTACCCGCCGTCGTTCACGCAGGCGCCCTTGCCGTACGTCTCGTCGGCCTTGAACGTGCCGCGGTCATACGGAATCGGCAGGGGAAAGCTCTTGACCTGGTCGCCACGGCGGAAGGCCAGCGCGACCCCCGTGCCGTCGTCGGCGACGTCGAGGTCGTCAAACCCCAGCCCGTCGATCCCGTCCTTCCCGGGCGGTCCCGGCGGGCCAGGCTGCAAGGTTTTCACTTCCACGGCGGCGATCCGCTCTCGGACGGTCCCCACGTCCACCAGGAGCGCCTCCACGCGGCGATCGAGCGCCGGGACGTCCTTGGCCTCGACCTGGGCGACCGTCGCCCTGAGGGCCACCAGGGCCGTCTCCGTGGCAGCCAGGGCGGCTTTCGTCGCGGCGAGTTCGGCCAGCACTGGCCCCATCGCGCCCTTCACCGTCCGGGCGAGGATCCGACCGACGTCGCCGGGGTTAGCCGACACCGAGTTCCTCCTCGAAGGCGACCAGGAACGCCTGCTCGTCCTCGGCCGTCCAGCCCTTCGCCGCGACCTCGGGCGGCACCGCAGCCGGCCCCGGCGCGGGCTTGGCGAACGGCTGGTCGGCGTCGCGCGCCGCCAGCGCCTCGAGGGAGTAGTACTGCTGCTGCAGGTACGGCGAGTCGCCGCCCGGCACCGAGCCGACGCCGAAGTACTTCTTGCGGGCCTCGTTCGGCGCCAGCGCGCCCGACCCGATCGACTCGTTGGCGGCCTTCGTCCGGCTCATGGCGTCCATGTAGAACAGGTCTTCGACGTAGAACTCGGTCCCGTAGGCGTTGCCGAACTCCGGCCCGAGGCTGAGGCCGTGATCGAGCAGGGTCTCGATGCTGACGATCAGGGCCTGCAAACACTGACTGTGAAACTGGAGCGTCAACTGCTCGACGTTCCCGTACGCGGGCGTCTTGGTCGAATCGATCATGAACACCGGCATCCGGAAACAGCCGCAGATCGGGACGGCCGTCCAGCCCAGTTGTTCGATCAGCTGCGCATCCTGGGCGTTCATCGCCAGGCCTTCGTACTTCAACCCGTCCGAGACGACGAGCAGCTTGCCGGCGTTCGGGCCGCTGTATTCGCGCGTGAACGTCTCCTTGAGCCGCGCCGCCTGCTCCTCGGTGATCGCGCCGGGCGCGATGAGAATGCCGCCGGGCCGGGACCCGTTGGCGAAGAAGTTGGCGGCGCCCTCGAGGATCTTGCTGCCCTGCAGGACCGCCATGGCGCAGGCGTAGATCGGCGTCACGCCGACCAGGGGATGAAACAGCGGCACCATCACGTCATGGATGATTTCGCTGGCCGGCACCACGGGCGTCGCCGCGACCTCCTCGGCCGTGAGCCCCGCCAGGTCATCCCGCCCGAGCTGGTAGTAGACAGCACCGTCCGGGGCCACGAGCGGCGTCACCTGGGTCGGATTGAGCACGTGCAGCGAGACGACGACCCGGCGGTCATCGCGCACCTTGAGCACGTACGTATTGCCGTGCAGCAGTTTGCTCACGATCCACTGCTCGATAAACTGGCCCTGCGTCTGGTAGCGGTTCGGCTTGCGCAGCACCGGGGAGTAGGCAGAATTCGTCGTCTCGGACCAGATGCCCTCGGCGTCTTGCGCCACCAGGCACAGCGGGAGTTTGGCGATGTTGCTGGCGATCTGCGTGACGCACGCGAACACGGCCCAGTACGAGAGGGCCGTGTCCGTCGTGATCTCCTCGTTCTTCTGCCAGGCGCCCGTATACGGCTCGCGCACGACCGGCACCCAGCCGCCGGAGCCCCGCACGGGGACGGCCGAGGGCGCGGTCGGGCGCGCGAACAGCGAACGGATGGTCGCCAGCACGCCCATCGGCGTTACTTGCCGTCGCGACGCGCGGGCGCCTCGAGCGCGGACGGCGCGGGATAGTTCACCGCCGTCAGGTAGTACACCGCGTTGGTGTTGATGCGCTTCCAGTTGATGAACCGCTCGGCGCGGAGGCCGACCAGGTTGTGCTGCCACAACGAGATCGTCACCGTGGTGGCATCGGCCGGGCTGGCCGGCGCCGAGTCCATCTGCAACGAGGCCTCGCGCGACACGTCGATCGTCACGCCACCCTCGTCGGCCATCAGCACATACGAGGGCTGCACGCCGATCACATTCGTGCCGGCTGCCTGCGAGGTGACCACGTTGATCCCCTCGATGGTCCCGCCCGCCGCCGTCATCTCGGGGAAGAGGCGATCACCGCCCGCGTTCCGCCGGAACGCCAGGGCGAGGCCGTTGCCTTCGGACATGATCAGCGCGGCGCCGTTGATCGGGATGTTGTTCGTCGCGAACACCCGCAGGATCGTGAGGACGTCCGCGAGGGGGTCGGCGGTGCCCGCCGCCGTGCCGGCGCCATTCGTGATCGATGCTGGGTTCACGCCCGTGACCGCCGCGACCGCGGGGTCAATCAGCTGCGCATCGAGAAACTGCGCGATGCCCGCGACCATGTCGGCGCGCACCAGCGCCTCGGCCGAGGGATTCGACAAACGAACCAGCTCCTCGGTGAGGACCACGATCCCGGCGACCTTGGTGATGGCGAGCGTCTCGGCCGAGAACGCCAGCTTGGTCAACGGTTTCGGTTTCGCCTCGCCGACCCACCCGTAGGTCCCGCCGGCCGTCTGACTGGGCACTTTGCACATGAACGGCACGTTCCGCCAGTTGGGGATCTTCCCCATGATCGTGGCGGGCCTCAACAACTCGATGAAGTCGTTCACGATCGTCTGATTGACGAGCGGGGCGGCCCACGTGGTGTCGGTGGTGTTGCCCGCGGCCACGGCGGCCTTGAGGTAGAGACTCACCTCGGGTGTCGAGTCGGCCCACCGACGCGCATACTCGGCCGCTTCGTATGTGTTGCCCTTGCAGACGAGCATCGCGCACGCGGCGCGCACAAACGCGGTGCCCTTGGGCACGTTCGCCTGGACGGTGATCAGCGGCGTGGCCTTCGTCACCGTGGGCGGCGTCACGGCGACGGCTTTGGTGATGTTGAGCCGGTCCATCTCGCGCGCGTCGACCAGTTCCGCGTCGATCGTCTTGACGTCGGTCGACAGGGTCGTGAATTCTGCGCGCTCGGCGTCGTCCTTCGACCGACCATCTTCCGCGCACTTGGTTTGGATCGCGTTCAGCCGCGCGACGTGGGCCGCGCGCTTGTTCTCGAGCGCCGTAATTTGTTCGGTAGTCGTCATGGGGAGCGTGCCCTTTGTCACGCGCACAATCGGGTGAAGGTCCCCAGCGCGGGACGGGTCAGGGCCTGACGCGGCCAGGTCGAGCGACTTGATGCTGTGAATCGTCGCAGCGGCATTCGCCGGAATCGCGACGAGGCTCAATTCGAGGATTTCGGTTTTCAGGAAGCGCAGGCCGCCGGTCGCCAGGGCGCTGTGCTCAAGCGCGCGAAAGCCCACCGAGACGCCCGCCAGCAGGCCCGCCTTGATGCTCTGCCACGCCTCGTCGATGCGTTCGCGCAGGGCGCCGGGTTCGGCGACCGTGGGCAACGTGGCCTCAAAGGCCAGCCCCTCCGCGGTCGGTGTCGCGAACGTGACCGTCCCGACCGGCTTCTTGGTGTCGTGGTACAGCAGCAGCGGCAGCGGATTCTTATAGGTAATCCCGAGGGGCTCGACGACGTCGCCCATGCGGTCGGGCTCGGGCGTCGACGCGATCCCGGTGATCGTGCGACGCTCGGCGTCCAGGGCCTTGACGGTCAGGAGGGCGTAGGCGCGATTCATTCGGGCGTGCGCCCGAGTGTGCGCGCGGGCTAGCGTTTGGTTCGCCCGAAAGGCCGACGTTCGCCGTAATCGTTGCAGAAGGCGTTGACCGCTTCGCGGATGATGCCGGACATGCCGGTGCGATTGTCGCTCGCCACGCGCCTGAGTTCGAGGCGTTGCGCCGGCGTGACCTTGACATAGATCCGCTGTGAGGCCGGCTCCTCGTAGAGCGGCGGGCGGCCGGTCGGCCGTTTCGGCGTGCTCATGGCGGTGCCACGACACGCATGCCGGTCCCGCGTTGCTTGAACCGATCCGAACAGCCCACGAACGCGGCAATCTCGTTGATGGTCGTTACGCCACAGTTCCTCTGCGCACCAATGGTCAAGAGGTCGACCGTCTGAATCCGCGCGACGAGTTCGTCGCGGGTGATGCGATCGAACTCATCCTGTCGACGCAGCACACCCAGATTCACCAAGATGTTCCACGCACGGACGGACAGCCCGAACGCCCGGAACTGCTGGCGCCGGTGAGTCTTCTTGAGAAGCTGATAAATGCGCTTCCGACTCAGTCCATAGCGCAGCGCCAGGGATCCCACGCCTTCGCCAGCGGCGTGACTGGTATATATCTCGTCGTTGCGCGCGTCCGTGGCGCCGTTCGTCATGCCTTCACCCGAGCACCAGCATCTGATACACCGGCGGCGCCGCCGCGACGGCCGTGGATTGCCGGAGCACGCCGCTGATCGCCAGCAGCAGCGCGTCGATCGCGTCGATCTTGTTCGCCGACTCGGGCGATTCCTTCTTCGGCAGGATCGAATCGTCGATCCGCCGGCTGACCACCACGTTGCTGGCCTGCCACTTGAGGCAGGCGTTGCCGTCGTGTTTAAACCGCCGATGCTTCACGCGGGCCTCGAGTTCCCGGGCGGGCGGCGTGAAGGATCGCGCGTTCTTTGGCTCCTGCCGGGCTGGCAGGCCGGCATTGAACAGGCTCCCCACCAGCTGCATCGAGCCGAACTGGTCGAACACGATGTCGCGCACGTCGAACATTGAACACCAGGCGCGCACGTCGGCTTCGATCTTCCCGTAGTCGATCATCGTGCCCTCAGTCAGCGTCAGCAGCCCGGCCTCGGCCCAGAGGCGATACTCGGGTACGGCGCGGGCGCGCTCGTGCACGACCTGCTCGGGCAGATAGCACCGCACGAACCCGACGAGTTGCTCGCCGTCGCGAAACACGAGCGCCACGGCCGCCAGGTCGTCGACCTGCGCGAGGTCGCCGCCAATCCAGCAAGGCCGGCCCGCGAACGCCTCAAGCGTCAGCTCCGGATCCGCGCACGCATCCCACGCCGCCATCGACAACCAGGAGGCGTGACTGTGCAGCCACCGGTTGCAGATCTTCGTTTGAAACTCGCCCTCGAGGCCGGGCGCCTGCTGGGCGTCGCGGCAGTACTGCTCGACCCATTCCCGCTTCGGCGTGATCCCGATCATCGGGTTCGCCTTCTGCCACACGCGCGGGTCGCGCCAATCGTCTTCGTCATCAAGCGTAAAAATGAGGCCGCAGAGGTGATCCGCCTCGAACACGCCCTCGAGGACCTTCGTCAATTGCGTCCGCAGGGCATACCCGACCGACAGCATGTCGTAGCCGGCGGTCGTCGGGCAGAGCAGCAGGGGATTGCGGCGGGCGCCCTGGGCGCTCTTGAGCACGTCGTGCAGTTCAAACGTCTGCGCGTGCGATTCGTCGAGGATGATGCAGCTCGGGTTCAAACCGTCGAGCGTCGACGCCTTCGCGTTGACCGGCTGAATCGTCCCCGTCGCATCGGTGACGGCGTTCGCGTAGACCTTGAGGCCGTGCGTCTCCTGCAGCCACCGCGAGCGGCGCACCATCCGCTGCAGGATCCGAAAGACGATCCGCGCCTGCTGCCCGGTGGTCGCGCCGCAGACAATCCACGCGCCGGCCTCCATCTCGTGCCGCATGTGGTAGAGCGCGATCGTCGCCATCAGCGTCGACTTCGCCGCCTTGCGCCCGACCTCGAGGTAACACACCGTGGCACGCCGCAGGGTGGGATCGCGCCGCTGGCGCCAGCCGAACAGCGTCGTGACGAGGAAGATCTGCCAGGGCTCGAGGTGAATCAGCGCCGTCGGCCAGCTGCCCTCGACGTGCGGACACTGCTCGATGAACCGGCAGGCCTTGCGCGCGTGCGCGTCGCTCCAGACGTACGGCCAGGCCGGATCGGTCGTTGCCCGCGCCACGTCGCGCTGCTGCCGCGCGCAGCTGCGTTGCAACCACTTGCCCGCGACGACGCGGCCGCCCAGGACATCCGCCACGTACCGCCGTGCGATGCCGACGTAATCCCGCGCCGACCCCTTGGCCTTCGGTACGGGATCCCTCTTC